ATTAGAACCATAGAAAGTGTCATGGTTGCTATCTGTAGCAACATTATTATCGCCTAATTGTTTTATGATAACTGTTAGATTAGCACCATTGATTATAAAAGGTGCTGAAGTAGATATACCAAACTTATTACCTGAACCATCTTGTTTTATATAGATGGATCCTGAAGCAGTTTGATTGTCTTGTTGGATATATACGGAATTACCTGCGAAACTATTAGTTAGTGTCGCTAGAAGAATCACTATCGCCATCATTATCTTTTTCATCAGCATTCTCCTCCGTTTGTTTGTCTAATTCGTTCCACTCTTTTTCGGCTTGTATTTCAGCCTGTATTTTTTTCTTACGCTCTTCTTTTGCTCTTTCTTTTTCTATTAGATAATCTTCGTAAGTTTTCTCTACAACTTCTTCACCAAGATCAACTACAATATCAGTATCAACATAGTCTTTTATTTCTGGTACTTCTGTTTCTTTTACAGGTTCAAATTCCCATAGACCTTTATCAACACCTAAATTAATTATATCTACTACACCTTTTTCAATTGCTTTTCTTATTGCAAAAGTCACTGGTTCGTTTCTTGCATAACCAGCTTCTACTTCTAATAACATTGTATCAGCGTCAAAATATTTAAATATATCACCACCAACACTTGTAGAAACAATAGTCTTTTCAACAGTTGTCGTTAAAACTACTTCACCTGTTTGTACATTTACTAATCTTAATATAATTGTGACTATATCTTGTCTGTATTGTCTATTTGATTGTATGCCTAAAATTCTAGCACCTAAACCACCTGATTTAATATCTGAATCATAACCTACAATACCACCTGTGATATATGCACCTGCAAATAAAAGTGGTGGTAAAGGTTCTGCACCTTCACCGTTTACTTGTTGTCTTGTTGATCTAATTAGTTTTCTTTCTTGTAATAGACTAGGTAAACTTGTTCTTTCTACAACTCTAAACCATTTACCTTCACCTGCGTCTTGTAATGCTTTAATTAGTAATTGATATGATCCTTGTGTAACTGCCGTACTCATTGACGCAAAGTTACCACCTGGTTTCTTTTGACCAGTCATGTCTAAAAAGTCATAGACAGCAATTATAATAGGTTCACCTTCAGGTGATTGTATATTAGATAAATCTTTATAAGCAACTGTTTGTGTTCTTATATCAAATTTTGCTTTATTAGAGGCACAACCTACTAACATTAAAGATAGTAAAAATATTCCTATATATTTAAACATTACGAGTTATCCTCTTTAGGCATTGTAAATGTAGTTACCGTACCATCGTCTTCTGTTACCGTTACCACTACATTACCTGTGCCTGATGGTGTAGTCCAAGTGACTACTTCTCCACCAATAGGTGATGTAAATGTACCAGAGTCTTGTTGTAGACCATCTGTACCAAATACATTGTCTGTAATTTGTTTTGCAAGAGCAGTATAAAATCTTGCCTCTATATTTGCTTTAAATTTAGCAATTGCTGTATTTTTTGCTTCTGATTCTGCCTTTTCTTTTGCGGCTTTATCAGCAGCTTTGATAGCGTCTTTTCTAGTCTTCTCTATATTTTCAATTGTAAGATAGTGTGATGATTTTCCATTACCTGAAAACGAAGGACTACCGAATTCAAAAGTCAATTCGGATGCACTTACGCTAGAACATAGACAAAATACTGATAATATTATTACTAATTTTTTCATTTTCTCTCCAATTACACTAATATTTATAAGAAATCATTGTAGCACGCTAAAAAAAAAGGGGTGCCGAAGCACCCCTTATAATCACATTATATTAAATTATTACTATTTTTTAGTGTATATTGAGTATAGTACCCAAACAGCAACTAAACCAACTAAACCTTGAGCAGAAAATCCTGCAATAATTGATTGTACATTGCCTATCACGCTAATGTCAGGCCAGAAAGGTACATTTTGTCCGCTAAATAAAACTTCTAAAACAATACCTAATGCAATAAGCGATACACCTACATCTGCTAAAGCACTTGACCAGTCTTTTATTTTATTAATAATTTCCATATAATCTCCTTTATATGATTTGATATCTCAAAACTTCTTTCATAATGTCGCACTTGTATTTATAATATAGAGAGGTAGGGTATTGCACCCTACCCCATAAGAAACAGGTGGAGAGATTAATTGTCTTCTTCAGCCAATTTGCTAAAGTAAGATAATGTTTCATCACTATCCTCATCAGCAACTGTTGAAGTTGACGCATTATCAACTGTTTCTGCTTTGACTGGAGCCACATTTGTCACAGGTGGGATCGCAACATCTTCGGCTGTTCCAGTACTTCTTGAACCTGTCAAAACTTTATCAAGTTTCGCTTTTAACTCATCATAAGATTTAAAGTTATCAGGAGCAAGAAATGGTTTTAGGGCAAATTGTTTACCCCAAATTTGCTCAATAGCCTCATCATTATCTTTGATTGGTGTAGGACTATCAAATTCTGATTTATCATAATTCCAGTAACCATCAACTTTTCTAATTTTTAGTTTAAAGTTTGCACCTTCCCAGAAATCAAATGGGTTGATAGGTTTCTCATCTTCAAATTCAGGTTTCATTGCTTCAGTAATCTTATCAAATATCTTTTTACCAAACTTGAAAAGTTTTACTTGACCTTCGTTTTCAGGATGTTTAGAATCATTGATGATTAAGATATTAGCAATGTAAGATAATTTTCTTTTTCTCTTTCTTGCAATCTCTTTATCTGCTTCAACACCAGAGTTCCATAGTAAACTATTTGATTCACTTACTGGATCTTTTTTGTTTAGTGTTGTTAAACTATTTTCAATGTACCAACCACCAGGTCCTTGAAAAGCATGAGACCATAGTCTTGCCCAAGGTAAGTCTTCACCTTTTACAGCAGGCAAAAATCTGAAAACAGCGTAACCGTTACCTGATTTATCTAATTCAGGTTTCCAGAATCTGTCATCGGAGTATGATTGTTTTTGTTTTTGTGGTTCAGCAACTTTATTAAGTTCGCTGACTAGAGTATCTAGGTTTGATTTTGACCTTTTTAAGGCCGCTATACTTGTATTCATATGTTCCTTTGTATGTTAATTGTATATTGTTGTATCTGTATATTTCGTATGTTATTATTTATAAGACTAATTCTTAACAAACCAAGATTTAATAGTTGCAATATTTTTAGCAAATTGTGCTTTACCTTCTGCCCAATTTTTCTTTTGATATTCAATTATCTCTTGTTTTTCATTAGAAATATGATTGGCAACTTTGCCAGGTATTTCTGAAAACGCCTTTAATGTTTCTTTTGGCGTGTAAGTTTTATTCTCATTAGTATTTCCCACCGTAGTAGTAAAGCATAATACTAAAAATGCTATTATTATTTTTTTCATAGTATTATTATATCACTTTGAAGACTTATTGTCAAGCATTTCTAACTTCATTTTTAATGCTTTAATTTCTTCCGTTTTATCATCAACTTGTTTGGCAAGTGATTTATTATCGTGTTTTAAATCGGCAATCTCTTTGTCTTTACTTTCTATTTGAAATGTTAAATCTAAAGAACCTCTATCTTCTACCATAGTGCTATCACTCCACATATTATAAAAAACACTATAAATGCCCAAGTGTCTAATTTAAATTTTTCTATCGTTTTATACTCTATTAATCTTTTCATAAATTTGCTCTAACTCTTTTTCATATCCTACTTGATTTAAACACATAACTATACCAAAAATAAGTATAGCAATTATCCATATTGTAGGTAAATTATCTAGTATCCATCTTTTCATTTTTATTATTTTGTTCTGCCCATTTTTTAACATCTTTTCGCCATCTTTTATAGTTTTTATCCATTTTGGCTTCACCTGTTAGATGTCTTCTTATATTTTTTAGTATAGATATTTTTAAATCTACTACTGATATTAAAAAATCTGTAATCATTATAATTTTCTTACTATATGTTTTCTTAATTCTTTTACAAAAAACTCTAACTTATCTATCATGCCAATTAAAGTAGGGTCTGTAATATACTTATTTTGCTCTTTTAATCTATCATACTCTTTAATACTTATTTGAACCATAGGACTTAAATCTCTACTGCCTTCATTCTCATAAGTTCTATCGTGCTCGTGTGTTGTTGTATTTTCTACAATACCTTTTTCACCATCTAACGCTTTTTGTTTTTCATCATTTTCAGTCATCATTTTTCTCCATTATTACTTTCTTTATTGGTGCTGTTGCTAAATCACCAGGTTTAAGTTGTAGTGGTCCAAATGTTGCCATTGTTTCACCAAAGCAACCTGATAAAAATACTGGCAATAAAATTATTAAAACAATTCTCATTATCTTCTTGCTTCTCTAGCCGCTTTTGCTGCTAATCGTTTTTGTTCTAATATTATTGATTGTCTAATTTTTCTACCCATAGGTATTTTAACCGATGTTTCAATTAATTTACCTTTCTTACTAGTATATTCAACACCAATAATTTTATCTTTGTAATCACCTTGAACAGACATGACGGCCTTCTTTAAACTCATTGCTTCTTTTTCTTTTTCATCACCTGCTTCATTCCAAAATTTAAATATTCTCATTTTAGGCATTTTCTTTTGCATCCTTCATTTGTATATTTCTTGCTGTTTCTACTACAGCAGGTTTGTATAAATTAGCATTGTATGACATTGTTCTTCTTATTTCATCTGTACCATGAAAAGGATAAACACCATGCAACATAGTATAAGGAAACACATAAAGTTGTCCTACTTTACCATTAACTCTATTTTGTGATATAGATAATGGTTCTTGATTACCACCAACAAATTCTAGGTGACCATTTGTAGGTTGATCTTCTCTTGAAATTTCTTTGCCATATGATTTAGGTACTTTTAAAAATAATACAGAAGACAATCCTAAATCGCAAGTGGGACTTTGATGAAAATGAAAAGGATTAAATTCACCTGCTTTCATATCATTTATCCAAGCAGTTTCTAATGATACATGCCAAAAAGGTTTTTGTATTGTTTGTAAGTATGTTCTAAAAGTCCTTTAGTGCCTTGACTTAATATATCTGTCACTTTAAATTCATCTTTAATTTGACCTGCAAGATTTTTATTGTGTGCTGGTAAATCTTTTGCTTCATCATAAGCAGTATTAATTTCATCAATTACAAATTGAGGTATTGTAAATCTACAAATAATTGTACCTAAAGTAAATGATTCCATTTTTACCTCATTTACTTTTTTATCCTTCTCCATATCTTCAATCTTCATTACATTTCCTTTATTTTCTTTTTTAGTGTCATCTTATATTTTGTCATATTATATTTTAAAAATGGTTTATATCTTATCATTCTATCGTATAACTTTGGCCATAATACTTTTTCACTTATAGTCTTATTTAATCTTTTTGAAAACTTTAAAATGTCATCTAATATTAAAAGTGTTTCAAAGTTTATCTTTTTAGATAAAACAAATTTAAGTATTGGTGGATGTTGACCTTCTTTAGAAGTAAATATGTCATCAAAACTTAATTTCTTTGTTATCATGCTTAATATATATTCAATATCTTGTTCATAATAATAATGTAGTGCCTCTATTTTTCTTGACCATATCTTATAATTTTCATCACCTGCTCTACCAATAATATCCCCAATCCAAAGATTAGTATTGGAAACAAAATTACTGATAAAATAATTAACGATATCAGTATCGCTATAAGTTCGAGAGAGTTTGTGAAAAAAATACCTATCCCGTCTTTTAGTAAATGTAACCAACCTTGCTGTTGTTTTGCCAGCGTGTCGGTGATAGTCATAACTCTGGTTTTTACTTGTAAAGTGAAGTTTGATAGCCAGGTATATTTTATAAACTTCAAATCCATTCATTAACTATTCT